CTTGATGAACGTCGATCATGCAAACTCTCACGGTTCTTGGAAGGCGCAAGTTGACACCAGCAATCTTTGCCTTGAGGTTAATCATCCGCTGAAGGCGATCAAAGATCTCAACGACCCTAATGGTGAGATCGGCGTCTGCATTCTCTCTGCGGTTAATCTTCTTGAAGTAGATGGCGACGAGATGGAGCCAGTATGTGAGATCATCGTGCGAATGTTAGACTCTCTAATTGATCATCAGAACTACTTTGTTCCTGCCGCAGCTAACTTCGCCAAGAATCGCCGCAGTCTTGGCGTAGGCGTCACTAACCTTGCTGGTTATCTTGCTGATCTTGGTGTAAAGTACAGCGACAAGAATGCTGCTAATGAAGCCGCAAAGATTATGGAGCTTGTAAGCTTCAATCTGATCAAGGCTTCTGTTAAAATGGCAGAGGAGTTTGGCCCCTGCAAGCTGTTCTCGGAAACTAAGTTTGCTGATGGAGTTCTGCCAATCGATACTTACTGCAAGAATATCGATGAGTTTGTGACCGAGAAGTTACATTGTGATTGGGAAAGTCTCCGCAAGGATATCAAGAAGCATGGAATGCGTCACAGTACTTTAACCGCGCTTATGCCGGTCGAAAGCAGTTCTGTTATCCAGTCTTCTACCAATGGCATCGAGCCTCCCCGCTCCCTGATCTCCTATAAGCGTTCAAAGGCTGGCGTTATTCCAGTTGTTGTTCCTCATATGAAGAAGAACAAGAATAACTACACCCTTGCTTTTGAAATGCCGAATAACTCTGGCTACCTCAAGGTTGTCGCTGCTCTTCAGAAGTTTGTCGATATGAGTATTTCGACCAACCTTTACTACAATACTACCCGTTATACCAATAAAATTCCAAGTCAAGGAGAGCTTGTTGGCGACTTAATGCTTGCCTATAAGTATGGTATTAAAAATCTTTATTACACAAATACATTTGACGGCGACACTCAGACCGCACTGAATACAACTAAACAAGAACCCAAGCAAGAAACTCGATCAGAAGAAGCTCAAGACGACTCTCAGGGCTGTGCTGGTGGAGCTTGCACTCTATAAAAATGAAAACCGTACTTAACACAGTCAACCTCGATTCCCTTAAACAGCCCCTCTTCCTTGGTGAAGACTTGGCGATTCAGCGGTATGACCGACTGAAGTACCCTAAGTTTTACGAACTGTACGACCAGCAGATTAACTTCTTTTGGCGTCCACAAGAGGTGAATCTTACCAAGGATGCGGCAGATTACAAGACACTCTCTCCCGAAGAGAAGTTCGTCTTTGACAGCAATCTACGCTTCCAGACAATGACCGATTCGATGCTGAGTCGAAGCATCAACTCTCTGTCCAAATATGTAAGCAATCCAGAGCTTGAGATTTGTATGAATGTTTGGTCATTCTTTGAGACCGTTCATAGCAATAGCTATACCTACATTCTGCAAAACGTCCATCCAGACGCTACCAAGTTCTTTGATTCAATCTTGGAGGATAAGGAGATTGTTAAACGGGCGCAGGCTATTTCCAATCGCTATGACGCCTTGTTAAATACCAAGAGCGATGATCCTCGCCAGCAGATCTTTGAGGCGCTACTCGCTACTCAGATCACAGAAGGCGTCACATTCTATGTGTCGTTTGCCTGCTCATTCTACTTTGGTTATCGCGGTAAGATGGAAGGTAACGCTAAAATCATCAACCTAATCTCCCGAGACGAGAATCTTCACGTTGCTATCAGCCATAATATCCTAAAGATTTTGCGCGATCAGCCAAAGGAAGGCTTCCAAGATATTGTCAAGAAGAACGAAGATCGCATCTACGAAGCTTACAAGATGGCGGTTGAGTCAGAAAAGGACTGGGCTGATTATCTATTCTCCAAGGGGAATCTTGTCGGCCTTACTTCTGATTCACTCAAGCATTATGTAGAATGGCTTGCAGATAATCGTCTGACATCAATGGGTTATAAAAGAATTTATAATACCAAGTCTAACCCGCTCGCTGGCTGGCTCGACAGCTTCTATGATAGCAAGAAGATCCAAGTTGCCCCGCAAGAGACCGAGATTTCTTCTTACGTCAAGGGAGTTGACAGCAAGATTGACGAGTCAGTATTTGACATCAAGCTTTAAGCCTCAAGATGTAGGCTGTTGCCTCTAGGATCATACCATTCATTGTCTGCCCTGACGAGTTCAGCTCTATCGCCGGGGCGGACAACTGAAATTTGTTGACCGTCAGAGTTTACAATATAGATATTATTTTCGCCTCTATTAATAATAGAGCTAGATGTCCCCTCTGTAACATCCGATGGTAAAACCATAGTAGAAGGAGTTACAGCGTCAACAACCAAGGTTCGATTCAAGTCGCTTTCTTGAATAGGCGCTCGGATTTCTACCCGTTTTACTATACCACCAGTGCCAGTGACAGCGGTTCCATTGTAATTAAATTCAATACCAACTGCTGGGTTAGTTGAAGCCCCAATGGCTGTCCAGTTGATAGTGCCAACTGTAATTATTTGATATCTAAATCCTCTAACCAGAGAAGTAGTTGTTGGTGCAAATTCAGCGTTTTGATCTCTACCGCCATTAATAGTTCTTCTTTCTATGGGGGAATTATCTCTTTCAATCGGTATAGATTCAAGATATCCACTAGCAACACTTGATATTTCACCAACGCCAAAATCATCCCATGGAACAAATCTAAAATAATGCCAAGCACCTGTTTGGAGTCCTTCTGAAATTCTTATTTCATTTAGATAAGTTCTCGTCTTATAAAGACTTACATTATTATACAAGTTTGTGTTGCCCATTATATCAGGGGCAAAACTGGCCGAATCTCCAGTATAAACATCTACAGACCATACATCTTTATTTGAGGTTGCTGAATAACAGTTGAATATTATTTCGCCTTTAGAAATGTCTTCTGTTAGAACAGTAAAGCTAATGCCTGAGAATCCAGTCTTTCCGAGGGGAATTTCAGAAAGATCCGAAAGCCCTAATGGATTTCCAGCTGTTCTTGGGATTTGCCGCCCTTCTCCAGATCCGTACTGGACGTAGTGCCCAGAACCCCAAACTTCAATTGGAGTATTTGTGCCGTATAGATTATAATTTTTAATTAAATCTTCATAAGCATAGACATAACCTTTGAAGTCTTTTGACCCAGATCCTTTATAACTTATATTTAATCCTCTATAAGTTGGTGCTGCACTAGCTCCGGTTCCATTTAAACCAGTAGCGTGAAGAAAAGCGCCAGAGATATCTTCGTATAAAATTTGCCGTTGTTCATCTTCGCTTCTTAGCGGTTCGTTTGTTGAATAATTTCTCAAACCAGATCCCAGTACGCCATTATCGCCGCTGCCCCAGAACGCTAAACCAGTAAAGCCTCTATTCCCGAAATATCCAGATAAAATATAGTAAGGCGAATTTTGATACGAGTCAACAACATCAATTCTTGAATAGTTTGGTTTTACGTTGTATGCGAAGAAACTTCCAGTTTTTGTTTGAGTTGTATTGTCTTTAACAACTACTCGTAGACCTAAATTGCGCGTTGGCTGCACTCCAGTCCAGTTAGTTGTTTCTCTGCTGACTAGTTTCTTATTATCATCTTGAGTGATGGTGTAAGAGAATCTATCATAAGTTTTAATAGGAGCCGTAAGAGCTTGCCCAGCTTCATCAAGAACTTGAACCGAAATGTCTGGAGGAAGATCCAAGAATGGATTTTCAAGCATCTTTTCAATCGAATCGATGATTCCACCTGTTGGATCTATATATTTCCATCTGAAGGTGAGATCTTTAGAAGTAAAATTGCCTCTTCCTAATCCTGCTATTTGCGATGATCCAATGTGATAAACTCCATAATCCAAGCTTTTTGTATCAGCAGTATCAATTGTAAAACCACTGGGTATTGTTGATGTTAGTGTATAACCAGCGACAGTGATTGTTGGTTGAGGAAGAACCATTACGCCAGTTGAGGCCGCGCCATTTGATAAAAATTTGTATAAAACACCTTGCGCATAAACATCCAAATCAAACTGGCCCCAGTTATAATTAATAGGAATAGTTAGAGATGTTGTTCCAGATGGAACAAAATACGGCTCAACTATGACATCGTTTTCTACTGAAACCGTAGAATAATCTGGTCTAGTAACATATATTTTATAACCAGTAATTGGACTTGTGCTCGCTAGCCAAGAAATATTTAATCCAGTTGGTACAGACCCGCTCAAGCTGACGCCTGTAGAGGTTATTCTTGCTGGCGGCTCTGGCTTGATCACTATATCATATGGAGACTGAACATAAACAGAAGGCGACGTATCAATCATATCTCTTTCTACAAAATCTTGCTTATCCTTCAGGTACTCAATACCAACTACAGAATAAAGATTAGCCTCTTCTTCTTTAACTCCAATTGTTTTATATAGCTTTGGTTCGACGCCAGATCCGCTTAATACATACAAACTTCCCTCTTGCACTCTAGATAAGTCTCTTGGCAGCGTATCTACACTAAGATCATAAAAACCTCTTGGGTATCCAGTGCCAATAATCAAACCACTGTATCCAAGGCCGTTGCTTTCTGCTAAGTTAGCAATATCAGTTTGACCTAAAGTGCCACCGCCAGCGTAAATATCAATACCAAGTGAGTTGAATGCAGATACGATATGGGCAGAAGTCAACGTTGTTCCCAAATAAACCTTGGAAGACCCATAGAAATCTTTTGGAAATCCTACTGTTGAATAGCCCAAATTATTACCAACTGCCCATTTCGATCTTATAGCGTTACTGCTGTCGTAATCGCTAGCAAAAGCCTCCGAAGATCTTTCGTGAGATCTTGTGCAAATATACGGGACCGATACTCCTGCACTGGTAAATTTTACTTTATTACCAATTGAATAAGATCTACCAGCTTGCCATTCTGGGAATACCGATTCCTGTCTGTTACCAACATCAGCTTGAACAACTGTATAGAACGGACGTAGTTTAGAAAAAGCGGCAAGATCTCTATGTGTAAATTTTAATGTTCCGAAATCATTTAAATTTTTAGAAGCTCTTTCGGCTATTCTATATCCGCCTTTGATAAAGGCGGCGCAATATCCATAAGCTAAAGTGGCGGAACTAGGATTGTCTTTACCAATTTTATAAACTTCTGTAGCGCCATAATTTGCAAAAATAGACGCAACACTCTCTTGATTTGAAAATGCACTACCTCTAGAGGTGACAATAATAATGTCGCCAGTACTTCTAGTATCAACAAATGTTTGTAGAGTAGTGCCTACAATTACAGATGTCGCTGGATTAGATTCTGACGCAAGCGATCCATCTGGATTGAGAGCCAGTATTTTACTGTAGCCCGCACTTGGCGCGGTTCCTCTAGAAGAACCGTTTACTGTAACAGTTCCAGCCGACATAGAAATTATGCCGGTCCAATTAGCCTCCCCAGAAATTAACTGGCCTGTTCCAGCTAATCCAGAAATAGTAATATCTATATTATTTTGAGACAAAACCCCAGTAACATTTTCATAAGTTACTGCATCCCATCTTGGGTTTCCGTTTAAAACTGTGTGGTCTGGAAATGTATAAACTGATCCCAGCAATACGGTTTCTCCTGTAAATTGTCCACCTCCAGAAATTCTACCTTCAACTGGATAAACTTCTGTTTTTGCCGATTGAAACAGAAAATCTCCAGTTACAGTAATAGTCGATCCATAAGAATCATCCTGAACAGTATGAATATTGAATTTTCTTATTTGCTTTTGCCTTCTTGCACGAATTTGCTCAAGAGTTCCGCTAAATGTTCCGTCGCTTCCGGTCATCTGATTTAGATCAGAAACCGAATAATTTCCAGATGGAACGTGGATATAAATACCTGACGCTAGTCCAGCTTGAAATTCACCGTCAATTTTTAATGTATTAGCAGAGGACTCAACATCTAAAATTCTGCCAAATGTTCTGCCGACGTTTCTTACCTCATCGCTTACGGCGAATATATCACCGGGCTGTAAATATACAGCCTCTAGTCCACCAATAAACGATACGGTATCAGCTTCAAACATTGAACTGCAAATAATATAGCGTCCAATTCTTCTTGCTTCGGATCTGGAGGTGCATCCAGCTGCATTTACTTTAAATGGATTAATTCCATATTTTCTAATACCCTCCATATCTTCAATCAACTCCATTTTTGTTTTAAAGTTGTCGTATCTGTCGTTATATACTATTTCTACAGATGTGTATCTTTTATTTCTTGCTGTTTCGGTATAGTTGAATATGCCATCCTTTACATTTGCATTGCCAAAGTAAAGCACTGGTTCTTTAGGACGATCAGCAAAGAACGAGAAGCCTTCCGTATTCCAGTAAACAATTCCCTTAAATATCGCCGCAATATCTTGAATTACCTTATACGCTTCATCTTTATTAAAAAAGATTATATTACAGGTGTATCTTGGTTCTAGACCTCCCTTACCATCTGGAACGCCTCGGAATCTTCCGTCATCATCAACAGCGTCACAATATCTACCGATATCATAAAGAGTCCACTTATCTACTGACGGAGAATCAATAAAGTTACCTAAGCCATAATTAACATCAGTAATAATATCATACAGCACCCAAGCAGGATTATCAGTCCATGCGATTTTAAAAGTGCCATCCCAGTCTCCGTAATAGATTTTATTACTGTCGTAAAAATTGTTGTCGCAGAATTGTTGCAGCTTAATATCAGAGTCGTGCTGCATATTAAAAGCGCCGCCACCGCTATCGTTACCAAGCTCTCTAAGTGTTCTTGTGCCAGAGAATTGTGCATCTACGTAAAAATAATATAGCTGTATGCAGTTTTCTCTAGCATGATTCAGCAAAACTTGATACGTTGAACCTGACATTGTTTCTGGGGTAGAGCCAGACAAGTAAACTACTTTTCTAACAGTATTGGACCAAATGGATTCCAAAACAGAATCTTCTGAACTCTTTCCAACCTGATCAGTAATGCTAAACTGGCTTTTTCTTAAAAAGAAGTTAGCAATTGTCGTTTCTGCCGGATCAGTTACTGGGCTATTTTTCAAGTTATCTGCAAGAGCGTCAAACAATCGCTTATAAAGATTAGTTTGATTATTGCCAGCTGAATCTGGAACCTCTAACTCAAAAAATAAATCTGTCTCGTAGTAAGTAAAATCGTTGATGATATCTCCATTTGACTCATTAATTACCGTATTAACACCATTTTTTGTCTGCCAGATAGAGGCTCTTACATTAGTATAGCCAGAAATCAACTTGCTTAAAAATTGAGTTAAATTTCTTCTCAGCAAGCTTCTCGTCGAAGCCCCCATATTCTGGTCAACCATGAATATAACATCAAGGGTTGTTGGGTTTGCGGGGTAATTTGGATTTGAAAATACATAGCGCCGATCTAATCCATTTCCCCCAAGTGGGAAATAGTTAGATGGCACCTTGATCTTTTTCATCTTTACGTCATATTCTCTATTCGGAACATTAGAGAATGTTCTTGAATCAAATTTCAAACCAAGGTGAGCGGTTAGTGGGTAGGAAAAGTTTCTATCTATAACTTCGTAAATGCCATCGACACTCACATCTCTCTTGATAAGAGGGCTCACTGTCTCATTGCTTATCTTTTCAATTGTTATAAATCTATCTTTGCCATCAACAGCTGGAGGAAGAATTATCTCTGATTTCTCGGCACCAACAATCGATTGAGACACCAAGTTAGTATCATAAGTGCCATTGCCGTCTTCTCCATCTTGTCCATTTGTCCCTTGGTTGCTCATTTTATTATGTTATAATTTAAGCCCGAATTGTAAACTCTCTTTGATTATTTGTAGTACCAGCCGCAGTCAGTCTAATCGGGGGATTATTGGGGGAATGGGCATCTATGTAGACATAGTGCTTGCCAATTGATAATCTTTGAGTTATTTCCGCTGGAATTTTAAAGCTAAAGTTACCTAATGTAGCTCCAGCAGTGGTAATGATTTCGCTTCCTTTGCATTCTACTTGAAAAGCCGGAATGCTTTCAGGAGGGCCGCTTCTTCCAATGTCAATTTGAGCAGTAATTTTAATTGCAGGCTTTAACTCCAAAAGAGTCGCGCCGTTCATTAACTTGTATGTCGCAGTTCCAGATAATGTAATCTCTGCTCCTTTAGAAAAAGGAGATCCAGATATCGAATCAAATATCGCAGACGCCGAGTTTTCACCTACAGCCAAAGATGCATAAACTATTCTATCAAAAGCACTTGGAACATACTCATCCTCCTGTCTCCTTCTTAGTTGATAAATAAGAGGAAGGATATTAGAATAGTTTCTAGGGTTTAGCTTCTGAGCTAAAATCTCTTCGTATGTTTTTGGAAGCGGCATTATTGAGCTGATTGATAAATCATTTTTCTAAGAGCCTCTTGACTAGAATCTCCACCTACACCTCTTGAACCATTGTAAGTATTTACTGATGGTACTCCAGCAGTGTTAAACAGAGAGTTAGCTAGAGTTTGTGGATTAATACCTACACCAGCAGGACTATTTACGGTTGAAGATTCGTCGCCAACCATATAAGCGTATGGGCTCAAGACTAATCCATCGATTATTACAGTTTTTGCAGAAAATGTTTTTGCGCCCTCAATACCATATTTTATTAAAAGCTCTACTCTACTTCTTTTGTTCATGCCCATTTTACCAGCTTTACCCGAGCCAGTTCCTTCTGAAATTGTATCTGATAACTGCTCTATAATGAAAGCTATCTGAAGTTTTTTGACATCTTTATTTCGGATATGATGAACATAAACAAATGGATCTTGAGGTTCAGTTGGCCAGCCACCTCCCCCCTGCTTGGCCCAAGCAGTAAACTCTCTAGGAGGGTCACCTGTATTAACCTGTGCGCGAAGATCTGTATCATTTGGGTTTATCTTTCCAAGCAATTTAAAATTAGCTGGCTTATAAATAAAAACTTTATTAAAATTAACCAAAGGCTTTTGGTTTTCCGTACCAAGATTAATTTCCATTAAAATATTTCGAAAGTTATACTGCCCAGAGGCATTCATTATTGGTACTTTATTTAAATAAATTCCCTTTAACATATCTAATCCGTATATCTTTTTACCAAATTGATCAACTAAACCATAAATTGGCCCTTCACACAGCACATCAATTGTATTTGAAATGGATATCGACTTTAAAACATTTTGATTATCTGGAGGCGGAACAAGTGCTGGCGTTGGAGCGTTTCCACCCTTTGCGCCTCTAATGAATCTATATTTATTTAATATTTTCATTGTGTTCTAATATAATTGGCTACTGGAATAGCTGTATCTTTTACACCGTTAAGCTGAACGTCTGATTCTAGGAATCTTACTTTAACTCTGACCGGAGAGGTAGTTAAAGTTATACCATCCAAACTGACTTTGCAGTTATATTTCGACTCAAAATGTGAGTAGCCCAAATCAATTTCGCGATTTTTAACTGGCCTCTCGGCAGAGAACTGAACTACTCTATTTTGTTCCGATGATTTCGATTCTGCGTAATTATACAAATCCTCAAAAACATAGCCGTTACCATTTGCCGCCGTATTATTTGTTTTAGTAAAGACGGTTCCAACTCTTGGAGAGCTAGCTCCAATACTGCCCCAGTTGGTAGTTGTACCTAGGTCTAGAATTTTATATTGTTTTCCGCTAACCATACTTGCAGACGGTAAAGGTAAAGATCTCGGCATATATTTCTGATCTTCTGGCAAATTAATATCAGATATTGGCCTATGTCTCATTTTATCGGCGGGGATTACAACGAAATTAGAATAGCCATTATCCCAATTAGTGTCGTACTGGTAATAAAAACTAATGCCCTCTGAGCCTAACCCGTCTTGAAATCTAGCATACAAGTGATGGAATCCAGCTGTTAAAAGTATTTCTCCACTAGTAGAAGGCATACCAGTGATTCCTGCTTGAGTTGTTGGATTAGCAAATCCGTGACCACTATACCAAACGCTAGCAGCTTGACCATCTATGTATAAGTCAGCCGCATCATCAGAGTCTATTTTAAAATTGTACTTTACAACAGGATAAACAATTCCGTCGCCGTCGCTTTGATAAGAATTTTTTACAAACGTTATTCCACGCTTAGGCGGAATGGGCGTACCGCCAGCGCCAGTTAGACCTATTGCGCTCCACTGACCAGTGTTTCCAACTTTGATAATTTCATACATTACACCAGCAGTGGTATCTGGAACTTGCTTTTTTAAGTTGTTGACTAATGGGATATAAAGATATCCCATAAACTCCATTGCATAATTATCAACACTTAAAGTGCCGCCGAGCGCCCTTTGCTCGTTCATCGCCTCTACAATTCCTTCGTGAACACCTTGAAACTTAAATTGTGGCAATCCGCTGATCAACTCATCAAATTCGGCTTTGTTAGCAGGAGAGGACAAGCCCGTCCAAAATGTAGGATTACCACCATTTGTGCCGGTTGAAGGAAGTTGCCCACTTGTAGCGACAAGGGCTTTATAAATTTTTTCTTCGGTCGGCTCAAAAATCTTTCTCCAATAATTTGTTCTTATAGCTCCCCCGACACCTGTTGGCCCAGTTCCAGTTCCAATAAAGCCGGTGCCAGTATTTAAAGCTTGAAAATAAGTTTTTGCTTGGGTGCCTGTAGGATAATTTACCAACTCGCCGCTTTGGTAATTGTAAGAAAAATCCCAAGTGCCAATTGGCAAATTAGCAAATTGAGTTGGTCCAAATTTAACCAAATCTCCAGAGGCATATCTGATGAAAAATCCTCCACCAGTATTTTGAACATTAGCTAAATTACTTGTCAGTCTATAATCGAATGGGTGGTAACTTCTAAAAACTAAACCGTTCTTGAAAGCATATGGGTATTCGATATAAATTTTATTCTTCGTGGTATCCTCGCTAAGTAGAGACCACTCATATTCAATATCTTCGTCGTAAGTGTCTAAATTAATATTTGAAACAACCTCGCCATCTCTTCTAACTAACACTTCTGCTGGACTGGAAGTTACTTTATAAGCATTTTTAGATATGATATCAATGTAAGAATTATAAATAGTAGCAGAGGCGAATGAAATTGTATCATTCATATCTACCGCTTGATTGGTTGAGAACGAATCTTGGATCAACCCATCAGTAGAATCTGGCGCTTCGTTTTCGAATTCAAGTTGTGTGTAATCATCAATCGGCTTATTAACAGGAGCCATCAATTGCTTGATGTCCATGTTCATTTTATGGTGAGTTACTCCCGCGCTTATCTGAGAGCCGCCGATTTTCAGCCGCCCATAGCCAACTGGTACAGCTTGTCCCTGAGATGCATTGTTTGGCTTGTTGCCAAAAAGATAAGATTTGCCGCCAGCCTGAACTTCTTGGTTGAAATCTGGTTTTGGAGGTGGGAAAAGCAG